ATATGGAAAAGATAATTGTAAAGTGTTAGATACATCAAGTGGATTTGGTGGTAGGTTATTGGGGTTTTTCACAGCTAAAAATACATATGAGTATGTAGGGATAGACCCAAATACTGCTGATAGTTGTAATAAGTTTATACTTTACATGAGTAGGTATTTTACAAACAAGAAAGCATATGTTAATAAAATAGGTTCTGAGGATTTCACAATAGAGAATTATCCTCAATATGAGAATTATTTTGATATAAGTTTTACATCACCACCATACTTTAACATTGAAAGATATTCAGATGATGAAACACAATCACATATTAAGTTCAATACCTATGATTTGTGGTTGGATGGGTTTTATCGAAATACGATATATAATAGTTGTAATGCATTAAAGATTGATGGTACATTTGCTATTAATATTAGTTGGTTAGATAACATTAAAGAATACACAGAAGAGTTTCTTAATGATTGTGGATTTTATATTGTTAAGGAAGATAAGTATCTTCTGAGGATTCACCCTAGAGAGAGTTCTTATGGGAGTGATAAAATGTCTAAGTTACGAGCCAATATGGGTAGCAAAACATTACACAGAGTTACTTAAAGAAGGTATGATTACACGAGAAAAAGCAGAAGAGTGTTATAATCGTGTAAAAGTTGGTAATAAGAGGATACTATGAGTGTTTCGGTTAAGGTAAATAATATCACTAATAATTTCTATTCAGATGAGTGGTATACTGAGATAGATACTGTTAAGAAGATGTATGATTTATTAGATGTTAAGGGGGGGGGCAACAGTTTTATGTCCCTTTGATACTGATAAATCATTGTATGTGCAGTATGGAATAGAGTGTGGTTATAATGTGATTTATAACATAAGGGATTTTTTAGATAGAGAAGTGACATATGAGTTTGATTATGTGATTACAAATCCACCATTTAGTATTAAAGATGATGTTATTGAGAGATGTTTAGAGTATGGTAAGCCTACTATGTTGGTGTTGCCTATGGATTCTTTGGGTGGTGTCAAAAGACATTCGATGTTTAAAAGTTTTAAATCATTCCCTAAAGTATACATTCCCACAAGAAGGGTTAATTATGTTGATGTTAGTGGTGTTAAACGTAAGGGTGCATGTTTTCATTCTATTTATATGCATTTTAATCACTTTAATTCTAGCTCGATTATGTTAGAGTGTGAGGAGGATTTAGATAGTCAGTAATTATTATTCTATATATACCATTAGGTGATATTTCATAATTTTATATAATTTCTAGGAGTTATCATATGGATAGAGAAATGAATAGGTTGTTAGGTTTCTTAGGCACTAATGTTGATAGTAATGTTGGTACTGATTGGACTTGGACTGAGTTGGTTAAACATGCTGAGCAAGGTGATAAATTCTCTTTGTATCGTTTGACTCAATTAGCACGTCATTCTGAACAGCCAGAAATTAAAAAATTCGCTACTGAGGCTGTTACTAGGATTGAAAAAATCGTAGAAGAAGCAGCTAAGTTGGAGAAAAGTCAAGTTACTACTAAGAGTGGTATTTACTTGTCTAGTGAGCCACAGGCTTAATTATAAATAGGAGTACATAATAGTACTCCTATTTTTTTATTTCTAGTTGTAATGTTTTGTAAAATTTGTTATAATATGTGCAAGAGGTTGGTATGGACAAAGAACGTAATGTATCTATCATATATACGAATGATAATAACAATAAAAGTTTAGATATAGGTGTTGATGTGTTTAACTCAGATAATGCTGATGTTCATTTAGATTATGATATTATCTCTAAAAAGTTAAATACAAGTATAGATACAGGGTTGGGCTCTTTTGAATATCAATCTAATAAAAATTATAGTGTTAAGATAGATTTACCTAAAGGAGATAATACTAAAGATGAATAAGGATATTTTACTTGATAAAGTTAAACGATATAAAGAATTAAAAAATCAGATGGCAGTATTAAAAGCAGAGTCTGATTCTTTAAATACAGAAATAAAAGAAATGATTAAAGAGGGTGATGGAAGAGAATTTATCTTAGGTAATTTTGTTGTTAAGTTACAAGAAATTTCAAAAGATAGATTTGATTCTAAGACTTTTAAATCAGAGAATGAGTTTCTATATAATCAGTTTCTTAGACCTGTTAATGAGGAGCGTTTACAGGTAACTGGTGGGGATATTTAGTAAATTTACTTTACATAAAGTAGTTTGTAGTATATAATAATTATTGTAGTTATTCTAAAAACTACAATACATGACTCTATTGGTTAGGCAAGTTTTGGAGTTCAATTCTCCTTAGAGTCGTAATTAAATTCCAATCTCATGAATTATAAATTGCAATATAGTGAGTGGGATATGGTAGGTGCTGATATGTCATCGAAAACGACTGCAATTCTGCAGGGTTGGCAGTTACAATATCTTAGTATTCATATGTCCTCATTATGGGTTCAATTCCCATATCGCCGGTGCAGTACTGGCGATAGACAACGTGTGTCCGCAAAACACATAATAATGGTTGTTGTCATGAGGACGAATATTAATATTGATTGTGGATAGTTGTCCGAGTGGTTTAAGGAGTTGGTCTTGAAAACCAATGTACAGAAATGTACCAAAGGTTCGAATCCTTTACTATCCGCCAAATGTGGAGAGGTGGTAGAGTGGCTTATTACACTTCCCTGCTAAGGAAGAGTGGATAAATACTTCCACCGTGGGTTCGAATCCCACCCTCTCCGCCAAAAAATATGGTTCTATAGCTCAGGTGGATAGAGCAATGGTTTCCTAAACCATGTGTCGGCAGTTCGAGTCTGTCTAGGACCACCATAGGGTTACTAGATAATTTACCTTGACGTGGTGTAACCTCTTTAAACTAAAGAATTATCAGTTGGTATAGGATACAGAATTGAGAATATGTATCGCTGAAGGTATATAGTAACATATATATCAAGAGAGTTAGTGTTATTGATACTTTTTAAGAATATAATATAACGTAAAAACCGACATAATATTTTTGCTGACATTACTCATTCCGATGTAGTCCAACAGGTAGTGACAGCTGACTGTTAATCAGTGTGTTGGAGGTTCGAGTCCTTCCATCGGAGCCATATGAACTCTTAGCTCAGTGGTAGAGCCACCGGCTCATAACCGGTTGGTCGCTGGTCCGAATCCAGCAGGGTTCACCAATAAGGTCTACTTTTTACCTTGCATAGATGGTTCTGTTAGCTATGTATGGTGTATTTTTGAGATGTATTAGCATCATACAAAACCTATATGTGAAAAATCGAAGAGCATAAAATATCTTGGTTGCACAGCTGGTGGAAGTCCAGCATTTACTTGTCCGTGTGATGAAATTGGCAAACATGGCTGACTTAGAATCAGTTGACTTATGTCTTGTAGGTTCGAGTCCTACCACGGACACCATTTAGAATTATACTTAGGGGATATTGTTATGGAAAGAGTTACAATTTTTAAAGGTTTTACTATTCCAGTTATTATTAAGGTAGATGAAAAGCAACAAGTAATTACTGCATATAATACTCATTGTGAGTATCTTGCTGAAAATGCTTTTCATAAGTTAATGGATGGGAAATCTCAGATTTCATATATTGACTTCAAAACAAAATTTTATGATAGTCTAAAACTTAAAAGTACATATAAGGCTAAGGCACGTTGTCATGAAGGTGATGTGTTTGATATTAATATTGGTAAGGAGATTGCTAAAGAAAAGTTAGCTAATAAGTTACGTTCTTCTATTAAGAAGAGAGTAGATAAGATGGCAAAACAGCAATTAAAGCTGTATAATTCTGTTATTGATAGTGATAGATTTAAAGAGTTGTCAGCTAAGTAAAATATAAATATATGAGAGTGTATCATTTTGGTACACTCTTTTTTATTACAAAAGATAGGATGGTATTATGTTGTGTATGGTGATAGCTAGAGATAGGAATGTTAAGTTGGACAGTTCTTATACTATAAAGGATGCTATAGAGCAAGTAGATATGCTTAACAATAAGATGAATTTGAAAGGTACTTTACGATATTATGGGTTACAGTATGTCGAGGATAGGTCTTTCTTTTCTAGATATAAGAATGTTTTTAAAATGAAAGATATGCACTCTTTGTATAATTTAACTTTAAAGGAGTTAAATGATTATAAGAATAGTTTGATTTATTGAGGTGTTTTATATGTCATTAATGGTTGGAGATAGGGTAGAGCATAATACTTTTCCTGTTTTTATTGGCAAAGTCGCTTATATTGAAAGCAATATTGATAAAGATAGGGTTGGGGTTGTTAATGAAGATAATGGCTCTATATTTTGGGATACTGTGGATACATGGGATGTGTTATATGATTCAAAGATTTCATATACTTCTCAAATAGATGAGTATGATGGGGATACTATAGATGTAGATGCTGTGATTGATATAGGTAGTTTTGAAGGTTGATATATTCTATATATAGTAATAGCGAACATACGATATAATGTTATAAAATGTTTTTTTAAGTTACTTATAGGATATAGGGGATTAGTAATAATATGAGTGAAGATATTGTTACTAACAAGTTGACCAATAATGATGTTAGAGTTGTAGGGGTTGTTGTTAGTAAACCAATGTTACATCATAGTACACATGGGGAAGATTTTTATGAGTTTAAAATAGAAGTTCCTAGATTAAATAAAGGTGTACATGATACTATTAAAATAGAAGTTTCTGATAGGGTATTTGATGTTTCTAGATTAGAAGTTGATAGTATTGTATCAGTTGTTGGACAATTTAGGTCTTTTAATGAATATAATTCTGAAATGGATAGAATGACATTAAGACTATTTGTGTTTGTTAAGGATATTGAAATTCTTGAAGAGGCTGATGCTTTTGATAATGAGATTACGTTAAGGGGTTTTATCTGTAAGGAAGTTGTACACAGAAAGACTCCTAGTGGTAGAGAAATTTCTGATGTTATTTTATCTGTCAATAGATTATACAATAAATCTGATTATATTCCTTGTGTAGTGTGGGGAAGAAATTCTAAATATGTTGCTAACATGGTTGTTGGTGATGAGATTGAAATACAGGGTAGGATTCAGTCTAGGAAGTATAATAAATCTTTAGATGACGGAAGTATTATTGAGCGTGAGGTTTATGAAGTTTCTGTTATCAATGTTTCTAAAGTAGAGGGTTAGTTAGAGGGGTGTATACATCGTATGAGTAATAGTATCTTATCAGATGCAGTAGATTATAGCAGTAAAGTCATGCTGATACGTGGATATGCATCTTATTATACTGATAAAGATTTAGCAAAAATTTTCAATGTAGATACACTAGCTGAGATTTTAGAAAATAATACATATGAGGATATAAAAGTTAAGTTATCAAATACACTGTCTAATATAAAAGATGGTGTATTTGATATTGGTGATGTTGTTACAATCAATAAGCCTTTTAAAATAGATGGAACATATAAAACTATTAAGGGTGTAATTATAGGTAAGCATATTAGGTATAAAAGTGAAAATATGCGAGATTATTATACCGAGTTTGACATCATAGTTCAAAGTAAGTCTTATAATGATGGGTATAGTTATGAGATTTATAGGGAGACAGAGGAATATTTACGTTTAGAGAGTAAAGATATTGTAAATAAAACATACTTGCAAGACACATTAAAACGAATTAGTAGGATTGATATAGTAGTTAATGTTTAGTGTAGGGGTGTTATAATGGTTTCATCTAATTTAGGGAGTGGTTTGTTAGTATCTCCTTATGATGGTAGGGATTATAAGTTTAAAGATTTACTAAAGTTAGGTTCTGTAAATATACCTTATGAGTATCAGAGTAGTGAGTTTCCTTTTGTATACAATCAAGGAAATACTCAAATGTGTTGTGCTTGCTCGTATAGTGCTGTTAGATATTTGCAGGAGAGTGATGGTAGTCAGTCAGGGTTAAGTGTTCCTTTATCGCCTGCCTTTAATTATGGTGTTAGGCCAGATAATGAAAATTTTGAGGGTATGTATTTAAGGACTTGTCTTAAAGGTGGACTAGATGTTGGTTCTGTATTATATTCTGACTTAGAGGGGTTTTATTCTACTTCTGAGGCTATGAGGATTGTTAAAGATAATAGAGATATTTTATTTAATAAGGCTGATGAGTTTAGGATAGATTCATACTATGTGTGTAATTCAAGAAGAGAGATACAGGTAGCTATTTTAACAACTAAGGCTGTTATCACAGGGATACCAATATTTGACAGTTTTTATGATGTTAGCAATGATGGTATTGTGAGATATGATTCTAGTAAGGATGTTGTGAATTATGGTGGTCATGCCGTAACTATTACTGGATGGGGATATATCAATAATAAATTTCATTGGAGATTGTTAAATTCATGGGGAACATCTTGGGGTGATAGTGGATATGCTTGGTTGCCTGAAGATTATCCTTGGATAGAAAATGCTTATGTTGTGGTAGACACAACAACAAAATTGAGTTTTAGTGATTATATGCAAAAATATTATTGAGGTTGTGTATGAAATTTACTTATAAACCATCTTTTACTAGGGTTATTGTTATAATATTCTTAGTTATTTCATTTATCTCTATGGTATATTCGATTGGAATAGATACTTACTTGCATTATAAATTGCACGTAGGTGAGTTAGCAGTATATGATATTGAATCGCATAAATCTGATAGTGATGAGGTAAATGAAAACGTATTTGAGAGGATAGGGACTATTGATGGGTATGTTCTTATTTATGATACTAGGACAGGTTTAGTGTATATTGGTGATGAAAGAGGGAGTTTGACACCATATTATTCTAATGCTAGTGGTAAGATTGTAGTTTACGATAGAGACAATCATAAATTGGTGTATTGATATTCAGAGGTAGTATTACTACCTCTGATTTTTTATGTGTTTATAACTTTACAAAACATTACATATATGGTATTATAAGAGTGTACCTTTGGTATTTAGATAAAGGTAGTTTAGTAAGAAAGGAAAAACTGGTATGAAGAAAGATTTAGAGCAAAAGGTTGAAAATGCATTACCATTAGAAGAGGTGTTAAATTTACCTCGTGGGTTTAATGTGGCTGAGAATGTAGTAGGTCAACAAATCTATATATGGAGGGAGTCTGTCGGTGAGGGGTACTCATTGATGTTTAAAACAAACAAAAAAGATGAGCTTTATGTAGAGGATTTTGATGAGGAGGGTAATTTAATAAATATTCGTTATGAAATTATTGAAGGACTAGATGATTAATCTGTATAAAGGGGTACTAAAGATGGAAAATGAAAATCTTAATTTAATCAAAGAGTTTAATAGAGTACTAAAGGGTAGTGTTTTCATTTATGATATAGATGAAAATAAAGATAAAAAACAAATCAATACAACAAAGTATGATTTGTTGGACTATACAGAGTATGGCTCTAGACCTTGGGTTGTTGTTTCTGATAATCAAAGTAATACTAGAGTTTGTACTATTGCACCTCTATCTACTGGTCAGTTTGGTAAAGCTGATAAGATTAAGACTCATGTAGATTTATGTCTTAATGGTAAGAATACGTGTATTATGGTTGAGCAAATGAGATTTGTTAATGCACATGAGTTAAAGACATATTTAACAACTTTAAATGATGATACCATGAGAATGGTAGATGATGCTATGAGATTTCATTTAGGACTACAAAATAAAATTAATTTGTCTGAAATTGATAACAGAATAAAATCTATTGTTGATGAAAAAGTAAAAAACATTGTAAATTCCGCTATCAGTGAAGATATTTTGAATGATATTGTACATGATGCTATTACAACAAAGTTAAATGTTACTACTAATGTTAATGTTGATACTAAAGTTGATAGTGTTGTGGTTGGTACAAGTGATATTAAAGAAAGTATTGCAGGTAATAAAGAGGGATTAAAGAGAGGTAGAAAACCTAAGTATACTAGATATGAGTTAGAGTGTATTGTAAGAGATTACAAGATGATGACCGAAAGAGATTTCTGTACTAAATATGATTGTAAAGACCATAAGTCATATATAGGCAAACATTATTATGCTAAGAATTTACTAAAAAATCTAAACTCTAAAAAATAGAATATTCAAATATAACTTTAAGGTGGTATAATATTAGTATATGTTATACCACCTTTATTTTTTGTAAGAGGTATTAAGAATGTGTGAAAAATTAGAAAGAGATATAGATTTACTAATAGATGATTTAAAGGGATATTCTGATTTTACTCATGAGTGTGTTGTTATGTATAATGAGCATTTATGCAAGATTAAAGATTTAGATTATGAGTTAGATGGGAATACACTAACATTCTTTAGTAATGCTAAATGGGATGAGACTTCATATAATACATTTCAGCTATTAAGTTTGTTAAATCGTATTAAGGGTGTAGAAGATGTAGATATATGGTTTACTGCATATGATGGTACAGTACATAAATATGTTTCTAGTTATATCTCAAATAAATACTCATCATATGGTACTAATGTTAGAGTTATAGTTGTAGGAGATAAGACATCTAATCATAATAATAAGATATTGACAGTTAATGATGATATGGATATAGAAGAGGGTAGGATGTATGAAGATAAAATAACAGTAGATTTTAATACTAAGATATAGTATTATGATATAAGATAGTTATACTAGAGATAGTACTAACAGATGATATAGTGATACTGACTATATACTACAACATCTAAGTAATAATGTAATAATAATGATACTAATATAATTAATACTATACATACTATAATACATAAAATACCATATAATCACTGTATTAATTTCTTCTAGCGAAGAAAAGAATACAGTTTCAGTAAAAAAGAGTATAAGTGGGGATGTAGTAATACAGGTAGTATAATAGATAGAAAATTATATTAAAAGTGATTCAATATATGTAATATAATTATATGTAAGTAATTATATTTAAGTAATTATATTTAAGTAATTATATTTAAGTAATTTAAAGTAAGATTGTATTAAATGAAATAGAGTATAACTGTATTAAATGAAATAGAGTAAGACTGAAGTAATTATATTGCATATAGGGGAATATATGGAAGTGCCGCCGAAATTGATTGAGTTCAAAGAATTTCAATAAGTGTAATTTCATTGAGGTGGATATAGTTCAATAGCAGTAGGGATTATATAAGAGAGAACTGTATAGGAAGATATAGTTAGTAAGTATGTAGCATATACTGCATATGATGCCAAGATAGTATATTAGACTATATAGGGGTAGAAGTGATACTGGGATAGCAATTCTATTGAGAGTATGAGTATAAGATAGAGGCTAGAAAATCAATCATACAAATCTAAGAGATACAAAGAGATATAGAATAAGATTCCTAATTGAAGATTCAATAATGAAATAATGAAATACGATATAAAATATAGTATAATAGGATATGTAAGATACAAGAAATATACAATATATGGTATCTAATGGATGTAAAATTAATACATCTAAGAGATATAAGATTGTATATATAAAATAGCATGATACATCTAAGAGATACAAATCTAAGAGATACAAATCTAAGAGATAGAAATCTAAGAGATAGAATGTGTTGTGTGAGTATTATATTTTGTGATATAAGATAGTGTGATACAGAATAGTATATCATTAAATCAATTATCATTGAATATGATGTAATTGTATTTTATAAAATATATTAAGTATTGGATTTTCAGATAGGGAAGGAATACAAAGTGAGTCAAGATTCGCAGAATGTTTCAATGAATGTATTACCGAATGTCTTAAAGCGTGATGGGCGTATAGTCATATTTGATAGTGGTAAGGTATTCAATGCTATGCTAAGTGCTTATAGTAGTTTACATGATACGATTGATAGGGAGTATGTTGATGTATGTAATGATGCTATTAATTCAATTATAGATGAGTATGATGCATTAGAAGATAGGATATTGAGTGTTGAGGATATTCAAGATATTGTAGAGGAGACATTATTAGATTCTAAGTATAATGATGTCGCTAAGGCTTATATATTGTATCGAGATGAGAGGACTCGATGTAGGGAGACTACGATAGATAGGGTAGTGAGTGAGATACTAGAGGATAGTAATGAGTATTGGTCTACAGAGAACAGTAATAAAGATTCAAAGTTACTCACTACACAGCGTGATTATATGGCTGGTGCTATTAGTACTGATATTATGCGTAGGAAGATATTACCTAAGCATTTAATAGAGGCACATGATAGTGGTATCCTGCATATCCACGATTGCGATTATATTTCGATGAAGATGTATAATTGCTGTTTAATTAATTTAGAGGATATGTTACAGAATGGGACTGTGATTTCTAATGTACAGATAGATAAGCCACATAAATTTAGTACTGCTTGTAATATAGCTAGTCAAGTTATTGCACAAGTGGCTAGCTCTCAGTTCGGTGGGCAGTCGATTAGTTTAAGTCATGTATCGCCCTTTGTAGAAGAGACTAGAAAGACATTCAAAAAGAAATATCCTAGTGCTAGTGATGAGTTGATAGAATCTATGGTTAGGGATGATATACGTGCTGGTATACAGACATTACAATACCAAGTCTTAACCCTAAACTAATTGGGGCTTTATATGGTAACATATAAATGAATTTATATGCTTAAAACGGTCTAGACGTAATAAGTCGGTAAGAGAGGCTAAACTAGGTAGCAGGCTAACACCGTCATTATAGATTAGAGAGGGAAACCTAATGTATCAAGTTTATCATGTTAATGATGTTGTAGAAAATAATCAAAAAATAAAATTTAAAATCAATAAAATATATAAAGTAGAGAATGGGAAGGTCAGGTTTATAGTAGAATCCTTATCTTCTGGTTTTGTGGTAGATATATGTAGAGCGTCTTTATATACTGGAAAATTCATAGATAAATTAGACATGAATAATTCTCTAGGTATTTGTGTTGGATATGCTGACACTAAACTTCCTAGATATTATGGGGTGTGGAGAGCTATGTGGGGAAGATGTGGTGATAAAAATCGTGCATCTTATAGGTGGTATGGTGGTAGTGGGGTAACAGTATGTGATAGGTGGCGAAGGCTTGATTATTTTATTGAAGATTGTAAAAATATTCGTGGGTTTGATGAAGAAAAGTTCTATAACAATGAAATACAATTAGATAAAGATATACTTGGTGCAAAAATATATAGTAAAGATACTTGTATATTTGTTCCCTCAGATGTAAATAGAGTTAATACAAGAAGAAACAAGAAATTTATAATTAAGAGAAATAATAAATTTCTTGGTGAATACACAGTAATAAAAGAGTGTGCAAATGATTATGGTTTAGATAATTCTTGTATTGCAAAATGTCTGAAGGGCAAAAGAAAAAGTCATAAAGGCTATGTATTTGAGTATCTATAATGCTAACGACTATCGAAAGGGGTAATGCCTGAGTAGAGTAGAGCCAGTTATTGGTATGGTATGAAGTAATTATTCATGTAATTCCATTTAAATCGAAACGAGCATAGACCTTATGTAAGTGCGTAAGGTTTAAGATATAGTCTACTCCGCTAATAAATATCGGGAAACCGACGGTATAAAGGAATGACAACGAATGGGCAAGCACCATTTCTAACAGTATTTATGAATTTAACAGATGTTGATGGTAGTCAACGTGATGATTTAGCGTTGTGTATTCAGGAGATGTTGGAGCAACGCATATTAGGTGTTAAGAATGATAAGGGTGTGTATGTATCACCAAGTTTTCCTAAATTAATCTATGCACTTGATGAGTGTAATATTACTGAGGATAGCCCTTATTTTTATCTAACACAGTTAAGTGCTGTGTGTAGTGCTAAGAGGTTAGTGCCTGATTATGTATCGACTAAAGTGATAAAACAACTTAAAAATGGTGATGTATTTCCACCTATGGGCTGTAGAAGTTTTCTTTCAGTAGATACCGCTACTGAGAATTTAGCTAAGGCTCATAACTGGGATAGACATAAGTATCATACCTATTATGGCAGATTTAATTTAGGTGTTGTAACCTTAAACCTAGTGGATGTGGCTTTAAGTGCTAAAGGTGATATGACTAAGTTTTGGGACTTAATGGAAGAACGTTCTGAATTAGTACATGAGGCACAGTTGATACGATATAATCGATTAAAGGGTACTAAGTCAGATGTGGCACCTATCTTATGGCAGTATGGTGCTATTGCACGTCTTGGTAAAGGTGAGGTTATAGATAGGTTATTACTTAAAGATTATGCCACGATTAGTTTTGGGTATGGTGGTTTGTATGAGTGTTGTATGGCTATGTTAGGGGAGTCTAATACAACTGAGAGAGGCCAACAGTTCTGTAAAGCTGTATTACAATTCATTAATAAGAAGTGTGATGAGTGGTCTAAAAAAGATAATTTAGGGTTCTCACCGTATGGTACTCCTATGGAGAGTTTGACGTATCGTTTTGCTAAGACATTACGTAAGCGGTTTGGTGTGATTAAAGATATTACAGACCATGATTATATTACGAATAGCTTTCATGTCAACGTGCGTGAGCATATC